TAAGTCTTGAGTCAAGGCAACATTAGGGTTGATGATGTTGTTGTTGGCTACTGCCGCCCAAGCACTGCCTGTGAAAACAAACATAGTATTGCTGGTAGAGTTGAAGTACAACGCACCAGTTAATAAAGCACCACCATCGTTATCGGTAGAAGGCGCTGAGCTTTTAACACCAAGGTATCTGTCATCAAAGCTATCGTAAGAAGCTGCTGCGTTAGTCTCTGACACTGCTGCGTTGGTGGCGCTTGTAGCAGCGTTGCTTTCACTAGTTGCTGCGTTTGATGCTGAAGTTGCAGCAGCAGTAGCACTTAACGCAGAAGCGTTTTCACTACCCTCAGAATTAGTCTCTGAAGTAGCAGCGTTGCTTGCGCTAGTGGATGCTGCTGATGCACTGCTTGCGGCAGCACTGGCTGAACCAGAGGCAGCAGAGGCACTAGAGGCAGCAGCGTCCTTAGATGCAGATGCAGCAGTAGCACTGTTGCTTGCGGTAGTAGCACTGTTGCCTGCGTTAGTGGCAGAGGTAGATGCAGAGGATGCACTGGAGCTTGCGTTGCTTGCGCTGGTAGAGGCAGCAGAGGCACTGTCAGACGCATTAGATGCGCTTGTAGCGGCGTTGGCTGCGTTAGTGTCTGCATTCTGTACATCAGTCATGTTATCGGCTACAGAGGTCACATCAGCGCTTATACCAGCTACTGTGTTAATGTCACTGCTATCACCTGCTACAGTGTTTACATTACCTATGTTACCCGCCACTGCACCTATGTCACTTGCATCAGCAATGACAGCGTCCATCTTAGACTCTAGGCCAGCAACTGTAGTGACATCGCTAGAGATACCAGCGACAGTGTTTACATTGCTTATGTTACCAGCAACTGTACCAATGTCAGAACCATCAGCAGCAACTGTGTTGATGTTGGAAGCATTACTGTGTACTGCATTGACATTGCTTATGTTATCACCAACATTGTTTACGTTGGTAATGTTAGTAGCTACTGTACCGATGTCTGAAGCATCTGCGGCTACAGTAGTTACGTCTGAGGAAATACCTGATACTGTTACAACATCCGCACGCACAGCGTTGACACCTGTGATGTCTGTACGGATACCATTTAAATTAGTTATTTCAGTGGACAGCCCTGCTACAGTTTGTACGTTAGCACTGTTAGCGGCTGTGGCTGAATCGGCTGCTGCTGTTGCTGAAGTGGCAGCGGCATTCTTAGAAGCAAGAGCATCACTAGCGTGACTAGCGGCTTCGCTTGCTTTAGTGGTGGCTGTAGACGCTGAACTAGCAGCGGCTGTAGCGGAATTAGATGCGGCAGTCTCTGAGCTAGATGCAGAGCTTGCTGAGTTAGATGCGTTGGTAGCTGAAGTAGCTGCTTCTTGTGCTTTGGTAGTGGCAATGCCTGCTTGTTCAGTTACTTCGGAAACAATGGAATCATCCGTTGAATCACCTGCGCCACCTGTGCCTCTGAATATAGCCATGTTATTTCCTGATAATAAATGTAAAAGATAGGGAGTATAAAAAAAGAAGGGAAAGGGGACTCCGAAGAATCCCCTTAGGTACTACTTAGCCATTAACAGCAAGTACAACACCAGCTTCTGGACGGAGAGTCTTAACACCGTACAGAGTGTCAGCAGTGTACAAAGTTCCAAGGAACTCCTGCTTGTACTGAGTCTGAGAGCGAACGCCCTGCTGCTCAGCCATAACCATTGCGTCAGTGTGACACAGGATAGCGGCTTTCACGTCACCACCAGCACTGTTCTGTGCAGCAGTTTCAATGATTGGGCAGTTAGAAGAAACAAATACGTCAATGCCGTACAGGTTACCAATCTGACCATTCTTAACACCACGACCATCTACGAAGTCAGAAGACATGTAACGGTCAACGCCCATGATAGCGTTACGCAGTGAAGGAGGAACAACGAAGCTACGGCCGTCCATAGGAACGTCTGCATCATCCAGAACCTGGATAGCAGCACGGAAACCAGCATCGTTGAATACGTCACCAGCAGCTACTGCGTCAGCAGCGTAGGCTTCAATGCCTGAGTTGCCAGAGAAGTTGTAGCTGTTGCTGTGAATCCAGTCAGAACCAGAACCGTTGTCATCGCCAAAGTACTTGCCAAGGTTAAACAGATCATCGTCAACCTGCTTGGCCAAAGCGTAGCCAGCGTCACCAGTGTAGAACTGACGAAGTGAAGCAAGAGCCTGAGCTTCGGTGATGTCTTCAATCATACGTGAGTATTCGAAGTGCTTGTCGATCACAACCTGTACTTCAGACTCAGTAGCGTTCTGAATAGTAACAGCAGTGTTCTCAACTTTAGCGTTAGCTGAACCACGAACAGGTTTAGGGATATGAATGGTGTCGCCTTTCTTACCAGTCATAGCCATTTTTTTAACTAGGTTAGCAAGAACCAAGCTCTTCTGGTATGCAGCGACAACTTCGTCACTCCAGATTTCTGGGATAAACGTAGCTGCGCTAGTGTTATCTACAACACCGCCAGTGGCGGGATAAGTTGATGTAGCCATAATAATACTTCCTTAAAATAAGATTAGTTACGGACTCTACCTTCTTGATATGCTTGCATGATTTCGTCAGACAAAGACATATAACGATCAGGGTCGTCCTTCATAAGTTTAATAATGTCTGAGCGTCTATAGATTTTACGTGTAGCTGCTTCGCCACTTCCTTTGGCGTTACCAGTAGAAGCCTTCTTAACAGCCTGCTTACGTTCCGTCTTCTCATTAGCAGCAGTCTGAGTTACTATCTGTTGACGTTCCTTCCAGTTTGTGAAAAGTTCATCAGCAGCTTCATAGTCATACTGCGTATCCGCTTGTGCAAAAAGCTGTGTCCGAATCTTAGAGCCTTTAATCCAATCAACAAACTTACCATCTTGCAGAATCTCTTGCATGTCAGGATGACGTTGTTGCAAGTGAGCCTGCGCTGTCTGTTGCTTGTACTGCTGTGTTTGTTGTTCAGCAGCTTTGATTGAAGGATGATTCTTAATAGCTTTCTCAACTGCCTTGTCGGGATCAGAGAAAAAATCTATTTCTTCTTCAGGTTCTTGGGTTGCTTGTTGTGTTGTGTCGAGTTGTGTCTGTATGTAGTTATCAACAACGGATCGTAGCTCCCCTACTTCACTGCTCTGTCGGCCTAGTAATTTTTCAGCCTCTTGGTGCATCCTTACAATTTCAGCAGTGGTCTTTCCTTGGTACTTCTCAGGGATGTCATCTTCTTGAGGAGTTTCCTGAACTTCAGGCTCTTCGGTTATCTGACTTACTTCTTGCTCTTCTTGTTCGTTGTCAACGTCTTCAGGTGGACGCTCGTCTATTAGTGTTGCCATTATTAAACTCCGTGAGTAATCTCATTATGGAGGTGTATTATGTAGGGCTTCCGTTAGGAGTTGGCCTTACGCTCTTGCTGTAGCTTCTGTTGTCTATTCTTATGCCATTGTCTGGTAGCACCCATAAAATCACCAGATATAGGGTCTAGCTTAGAACGAACAGGGCTTACAATTCTTCTTGCTATCTTGTCGCAATCTAAACAAGGTATGTGGGTAGTGGACGAGTCAACGAATCTCTCATTGACATGTCCGTCCTCACACTTGAACTCTATCATTATACGCATTAAGCTACTTCGTCTTCTTCGTCTTCTTGTTCAGCGGCTAGTGCTTGCTCTTCTGCGTTCTTTATTTGAGCTTCTAAGTTAATCATGTTAGCCAGAACTGACAATTGCCCTTTACGGAAGTGCAGGTCTGTCTCATCTTTAGTTTGCTCAACAGAGTTAATGTTTACAGCGTTTGTCTGTAGGTCTTGGACTAACTGCTTCCAGCCTTCAGTCATAAACATGTCGGTCATGTTGCGGTAGTATAGCTCTAATTCTTTATCAATCATCACTGTTTCTCCTATTAGGACAGTTGTTTAAGTTAGTGTACCTAGTTATTATAACATAAAAGCATAAGAAAGTCAAGCATTATTTCTTCTTTTTACTTGACTTCTGTGCAGTTTTGTTGTATATAGCGTCCCAGTTACTAGCAAACTTCTTCTGGTCTGTGCTTCGCTGGGCGCTACCTTTACCACCGTGGGTCTGACCCTTCATCGTTTAACTACTTTTTTCTTCTTAGGTGGTCTTCCAACCTTTGTTCCGTACGTACCTTTACCTTTTGGCATGATAGCCTCCTGTTAATGATATGTTTATAAATCTACACAATTTCACCATATAGGCGAATACATGTTTACCACTTAGACTTATCTGCCCAGTATGCCGCAGACATCTTACCTTTAGCAATGTTCTTACCGTGCCTTGCTTTGAAGCTAGCGCGTTTCTTTTTCATTGCTTCGGACTCTCCCGCTTTAGGTTTCCCTGCGGTCTTTGCCCCCTGCTCTCCATACCTAATGGTCTTGATTTTGTCACCTTCCTTCGCGACAACTACATGACTCTTCTTGGGGTGGTTAGGAGTACGCTTCGGCTTGTTGTATCCGCTGACTCCAGCCCTAGCTAGCCTTGGGTCTTTTTTTACTGGCATTCTTTTCTTCTCCTGTATTATCAGCTAATTGTTTCTCAAGCTGTACAATCTTCTTAAATAGTTCCTCAAACTTTACATTTACTTGAGCTACTACGTTTTCTAAATCTCTTGTGCTTACCATTATTGCAGTCCTTGTGGGTTTGGTGTTGCTGCTACATTGCCTTCCTTAACCGCTACTTCTCGCTCCTTCAGCAACTGCTCTGAAATCTTCAGACGCTTTTGGAACTCTTTATCGTCTGCATCTCCAGCTTTAAGGTTTGTTGTTACAGCCTTGATGCGATCAATCTCAAGCTCCTGTGGAATAGCCTGTGCCTCCACTGCAATCTTCTGCGCCCTAGCAGCAGACTCTTGTGCCTGTCCGTTGAGTGCAGCAGTCTGTGACGCTTGGAACTGCATCTGAGCTTGCTGTGCTGCCTGTGCTGCTTGCTGTGCTTCTGGGTTAGGCTGGTTAGCTTGCTCAAGTGTAGCAATCAACTCTTCACGGTTAGACAGGTTCATGTTGTCAATGATGGACATAACCAGCTTGGGATACATAGGCGTATCTGGTGACATGGTTTGTAGGAGTTGTACAAGCTGTGTTACTTCATACTCACGAGCAATGATGCCTAACGAGCTAGACGTATGGAACTTGTAGT